CCCCGCCGGTCAGTCCCAGGGGGGAGGCCGGTTCATGACACTATGCCAGCCCGCGGCGGTGGAGTGAAACGCGAACGGGCCGGCGATGATGCACGGCTCGGAAAACGGAAACCCGAGCTGCACGTACCACGGATCGTTCCAGTTGTTTTTGCCGGGGAGTTGGACCGGGGTGTATAAATCATGGTCCCGGCACAAATCCCCCTCATGCTCGACGAGCGCGCCGCAGTGGCGGCAGATGCAATTACTTTCGCTCATGACCCCCTCCTCCCCGGCCCCGCCGGTCTGACCCTGGCTACTTGCTACTCATACTTATAATATAACACATGCCTAGTCATTTGTCAAGTGAAAAAGCAAAATAAAAAATATTTATTTTCAACTCAACTTGCGAAATTGGCACGGAAATTAAATCAAAAGGCCGCTTAATTTCTTGCACCATGCGCAATTTTTCTTGACAAGACCGCAATGTTTTATTATAATGGGGATTGTTGATGCAAGAAAAGCTGTCTTGCGAAAGAAAATGTTTCACGTGAAACAACCTCAAACCCGGAGGTGCTGAATGCCCAGCTCGAAGCGGCCCAGCCGTCGGAACGCCGCGTTCGCGGCAATTTTCTGCTTTTTCTCCATCCTCGCCGTCCTTGCCTATACCGCCCTCGCCGACATCTCTCACAAGACCCAGACCGGCGTGGGCGTGCCCTCCGTGGACTCGCCCTGGCTGTTAGGAGGCTCGACAACGGGTGACCTGGTGGGGGACACCGTAACGGGCCAAAGCCTGCGGCTGGGGGTGAATCCCGCCGTCCAATGGGATTATTGGACCGTGGCCGACGGCGCCACCGCCTCGGTCGCCACCCTGGTGTTCCAGGTGGGGCAGCTCACGGCGGACGGCGCCACGGTGTACTGGACCGACGTGGACACGGTATCGGCGAACTCGGCCACCTACGTCTCCGAGATTCGGACCTTCGCCGGCCCGCTCTATGGCGATTACTGCAGGCTCAAGATCACGGCCTGCACCAACTGCCAAATACGGGCCAGGGTGCACGCCGGGAACGTCCGGTAACTGCGTTACGGCATCGGCGCGCCGGGCGCGCGGCCCCGCGCTCCGCGCCGGGGCCAAGAGGAAAAAAATGAAAAGAAACATAATTCTTGGTTTGCTTTGTGTGCTTTGTGCCTTCGTGGTGATAAAATCATCCGCTTCCGCTGCGGACCGCTACGTTTGCAGCGCCGCCACCGCCGGCCAGACCTATTTCGGGGACCTGTTGGTGGACACCATCACCGGAGGGACCGGGGAGTTCGATGCCGTAACGTTAGGCGACGGCGGGACATCCGGTGCGGTTTTGACAATAAACCAGGGGCAAAGCTCAACCCAACCCTTTATATTAAAGGCTCTTAATCAATTTGGAGGTGTGCGCACTCCTAATCTGGTATTTTACTCAGACGGCACGGGCAACGGAAACATATCGCTGGCCCTGACCAGTCAGGGCGGCGACACCACAGGAACCGGCTTCCTGGGAGTGGGAACAAAAGGGCTGCATAACAACGCTCAACATACCTGGTTTTTTCAGATGGACCAGCTAGATAATTACGGTCAAGATAACTTATTTGGCGGGTTTTGGGGTAAGTCGGCTGGTACGCTGAATACGGTATTCGGATATTGGAAAGGTTCAGGAACGGCACAGATATGGTTGCAGGCGGAAGCGGGTGATACACTGAACGCGCCTTACGTGGACAAGATTCATTTCAACCCTCAAAACAGTCCCATCCCGATTTCTTACGATGGCAACACCACGGAGGATTTCTTTTTTTGCAAGGAAGGCGGTTGCTCAATCGGCAGCGGCGACACGTCTCCAAACTCCATGTTGGACGTGCGCGGCCGAACCTCCATCGGCAACGGCAGCACCGCTGACCAGACCCTAATGACGTACAATCTCGGGACCGGCAAGCAGATGGATGTCAGATATTACAACAACTTTTTTGGACTGGCGGCGCTGGGTGAGGCGTATCGCATCAACGCCGTCCTTCTCGATCCCGGCACCTGGGACGGGGACAGCGTTGGAATCGCCCGCGGCGCCCAATCCACCGGCATCACCTCCCTATATTCGTTCACGCACACGGCAGGTAAGGATGCGGCCATCGCAGTCGGCTACGTTCACGACGTGGCAACCTATGTCGGCACGAAAGTATTTATGATTTCACGGGAAGGAGCGAGCGGCGACATCCGGTTAGACTACAAGGACGACCTTGTCGGTGGTGGCCCGATAATGACTTTCAAGGTCTCCGGCACGGCTGCATACCGCATTGACGCGGCCCTGCCGTTCAAGCCGGCGGTATATCCGGCCAGTCCGTGCGACGGTAACACCACTAAAGGCGTCATTTTCAGCAGTCAAGGCAATGGCTCGCTCTGTTATTGCGGGGGTACTGATGCGGCTCTCGCGGTCGGAGCGTTAGGCGGAACAAGCTGCGGATTCTAAAAAGGAGATTTCAATGGGCGATGTTCAAGACGCGATTGAGGGAAACAAGAAATTCTGGATCTGGGTGGCGGCGGTCAAATCTCGCGCCCAGGACCGCTCGGGAGTGATAGGGGAAAAGCTCCTCGGTCTCTACAAAGAACTCGTGTACGTCATCGAGGGCCGAGTGGTCGGAGACATCTAGGGACCAATCGGAATCGTGAGCCGGAAATAAAAAAATTCGACTTAGACCCCGCCGAGGCGGGAAGGAGGCTGATATGAAAAAGCTCGGATTGGCGGGATTGGCGGGGATTCTGGTGGTGTTACTGGGGCTGATGCTCGGCGGAGGTCCCACGGTGATGGGACTGTTCGAGCGCGCAGAAAAGGTCGTAGGGCCTAACATAGCCCAGGCCGCGGCGCAGGGGGCATGGCTGCCCATCCAGAACAATCCCTGCAACGCGCAGATGCGGCTGTTTTTCTACGACGAGGACACCATGGGGAGTGACGATGCTTGCGGCGTGGCCAGCCAGGAGTCCATCAAGGCCTATGTGGACAGCCAGGCCGTGGTGGGCAGCGGCGGGGCCATTAACGGCGACACCGCCGACGAGGACACTAATATCTATGGAAACGCCACAATCCCGGTGATCGCCGTGGACGCCGGCAACAAAAGGGTCGGAATAAACGTGGCCGCCCCGACTGTGCCGTTGGACGTGCTGGGCGCGGTCCTTATCACCGGGGGCTTGACCCAAACCGGCGCCATCGTACAGTCGGGCGGGGCGGTCGGCCTCAAGGGGACCGTCACGATCAATGGTAGTACTTTGGACCAGAACACGATAATTTACGGCAATTCCACAACCGAGTTGCTTCACGCCGACGCCGGGGACATGAGGATCGGGATCAACGATTCGACTCCGAGTTACAGCCTCGATGTGACCGGCACCGCCCGGGTCACCAGCACCCTGATAGCCGGCGGGACCGTAACCATGACCGGACCCGTAACCATCGCCACCTATAAAGTGCCTTACACTCTAAAGGTGGATACCACCCACGTAATCCAATCCGGCACCACCGTGTTGGACGCCGCGACGCTGGCCTATACACTGGCCGATACGGCCGGCGGTGTGATCGAAGTGCTTTGCGGCGGGACCGCCTCCGGCACCACCGACGCCGCAACCCTGACCGTAACCGCCGGTTCAACCGTCATCTGCACCTTGGCCAACGATGCGGCGGACACCGGCCATTGGCAATTTAACGCCACCATAGCCGTCGTCGCCGGCGGGACCGTTAAAACCACCTGCGTCCTCAATCAGGCGACACAGGCGGACGTTGACGCCGGTTACGCCACCACCGCGATTGATCTGTCGGCGGTCACCGCCTGGGCCGTAACGTTGGACCTGGCCGGCACAACCGACGACATCAGCAAGGAAATGTGCATTTGGAAAAAGGCCAATTAACGATCCGGCTTTAAAATGGCCAGCGATAAAAATAAATTAAATCCCCGCCAAGTGGCGTTCGTGAGGGAGTATCTCAAGGACCGCAACGCGGGGAGGGCCTATAAAAAGGTCTATCGTTGCCGGGCCTCGGTCGCCGCGACCAGCGGGCCGCGCATGTTAAAGAATGTTCAAATTAAAGCGGAAATTAACAAACTCATACAACAGGACACTGACCGGCTGGATTTATCAAGGGAAAAAGTGCTGAGGGCATACAGCGCCCTGGCCTTCGGCGACATCCGCGACCTATTCACCTGGGACGAGGACGGCGTACACGTCAAGGACAGCTCTTCGCTGACCAAAGAGCAGGCCATGATGATGCAGGCCATCAGCATGGACAAGGACGAGCGGGAAACCAAGGACGGCGAGATCGTCCGCAACGTGCGGATCAAAATCAACCCGGCTGACCGGCAGGCGGCGCTCATGGCGCTGGGCCGGCATCTGGGGATGTTTAACGACAAGCTGAGACTCGATGGCGGCAAAGGGAGCGTAATGATCTTGCAGGCGGGCATCCCGGAACCGGACCCGCCGCCGGCGGAGTAAGGTAAAATTGATAAAAACTTCAAATATTCTGCTGTCTTTTCTGGTGACGCTCATGTTGGCTGACCCGGGCATGGCCGCTTTTTTCTCCAGCGGGGACCGCGGGACATCGCCCCGGCGCATAGTTCTGGATTACGTGCCGTTGCCGGTACAGGAGCGTTTTCATCGGACTGCCGCCAACGAGGTGTTGTTCGGGGGGGCCGCCGGCGGCTCCAAATCTCATGCGCTGCTCATGGAACCCTTCATCTATTGCCAGAGGATCCCCGGATTGCAGGCCTACCTGTTCCGCCGGACGTACCCGGAGCTGGAAAAATCCCACATCCTGAAATCGCTCGTATTGTTCCCTCAAGGAGTGGGAACCTATAAGGAAAACAAGCACCGCTGGGAGTTCAATAACGGCTCCATGCTGCATTTCTGCCATTGTCAGCGGGAAAAAGACGTTTTCCAGTACCAGAGCACGGAAATGCACTGGCTCGGCTTGGATGAGAGCACCAGTTTTACCGAATTTATGTACGATTTTTTACGGGCCCGCGTGCGCTGCACCCTGCGGATCCCCGATCAATACCGCCACAAAATTCCGGGGATCGCGCTGGCAACCAACCCCGGCGGAGTCGGCCACGTTTTCCACAAGCACCGCTGGGTGGACGCCGCTCCCCCGCTGACGCTTCACCGCGCCCCCGACAACGAGGGCGGAATGCTCAGAATCTTCATCCCGGCGCGCGTGCAGGACAACACCATTCTCATGGAGCGCGACCCGGGCTACATCAAAAAACTGATGGCCCTGCCGGAACCTTACCGCTCCGCGTACCTGTTGGGAGACTGGAGCGTGTTCATGGGCCAGGCGTTCCGGTTCAGCCCCGGCCGCCACGTGCTCCCGGCGCCCATCCCGATACCTCCCCATGCCCCGCTCTATATGACCTTCGACTGGGGCTACTCCCGGCCGTTCTCGATCGGCTGGTGGTGGGTGGACCGCAACCGCCGGCTGTACCGGTTCCATGAATGGTACGGCTGGAACGGTCTGAACGAGAACGCCGGCGCGCAAATGTTGGACCGGGACATTGCCGCCGGCATCCGCCGGATCGAGGACCGGCTGGCCCACCACTACCAAATATCGTTCCGCAACGTCACCCGGCTGTGCGACCCTACCTGTTTCAACCGCGAACCACCGTCTCATGGGGCGGTGAAGGCCGAGCCCGGTCCCTCGACCGCCGAGGTGTTCGAGGAGGAGGGTATTGTCATGGAACCCGGCAACGCGGACCGCAAGGCCAAAATAAGGGAGTTCCGGGCGCGGCTGGGCGCCGAGCCGGACCCGCCCCTGCTGTTGGTCTATCCGGGGTGTAAACATTTTATCCGGACCATTCAGGCCTTGCAGATGGACACGATCAACGTGGAGGACATAGACACCGACGGCGAGGACCACGTTTATGACGAGGCCTGCCACGTGGTGATGGCTAACCCGCTAGGCGCGCCCGAGCCGGCGTATGGATTGACCCAGGCCATGCGGGACTTCCAGCATGTTTCCCGTACAGCCGAGGAGGAAGGATGATGAATCTGGCCCTGCCCGAATACTGGCTCCTGCTCCTGGTGGCGGTGGGATGGCTGGCCTGCCTCTCCGGGATCGTGATGGGGGCCGTCGCCGCCCTAGCAGGCTGCGCGCTCGGCGCGTATTTCGTGTTCATCACCCGACGCGATCCCTCGGAGATCACCCTGCCGACGTGGTTACAGCCGACGACCAAAACCGACCAGCCCATCAACCTGGGAGAGGACCCGGAGACCGAGGAAATAGCTCCCGAGATTAACGAAGAACTGTTGAGGATCAACCAGGGACTGACCGCGCGGATGAATGGCCCAATGGCGGAGGACGACCATGATTGACGTGGTATGCCCCAACTGCGGAAAAGCCGTTTACACCATCAACCTGATCGCCGGTTGGCGGGTGCGCGAAATGAAAATGCTCTTTGGCCTGGTTCCTCTGCCCGCGCGGGTGGAGCAACGCCCCGGAACCGTGCTGTACGACCCCGCGCGGCCCTGCAACGGCGCCATGCTCGACGTCGCCGAGTCCCATCGGGGCCGGATATTCAACGTGGTGTCATTCGACATTTATTCCTCGTACGACACCCTGAACTGCCCGTATTGCGAGGGTCGGCTCGGCCATTACCTGACCGGACAAGTGCGGCTCACCGCCCCGGTGCCGGTCTGGATGATTAAATCCCCGCCGGTAATCGAACCGGACCGACTCCCGCCCCTGTTTAATTCGGCGGCGGGGCCGCCCGCTGACCAGTCAGCCCAGCCGGAGGCCGCCACGGAAGATGATGAGAACCGGGACGATGAGGACATGGTGGTGGCCCGGACTTTGGAACAACTGTCAGGGACGGCCGCCGGCCCGATAAACATCGAATCCGGTCTGGAGAATTTGGTGAACTCCATCCGCGACGAAGATGTCGTGCCGCCGGTCGTGGATGACGCGCGGGAACTGCCGCCCAGTCTCCAGGAGAGCATGGACGCGCTCGACGGCCCTCCTCCGGCGGACCCCGCGGTGAGCGTGGCCGCGGCGGTGCGCGAGTATCAGCGGGCCAACCCCGCGGCTACCTGGAAGCAGGTGTATCAGGCCGTGCCCAACGATTTCAGCAACCATAATTCCATGCGCGCCGCAGTGCAACGCGCCTTCAAGGAGGGCCGCGCATGACCTGGTCGCTGGAAAACCTGCCGCCCCAGGGCCACGCGGACCTGCCCGATTTCGTGATACGGCTGCGCCAGGAGGCCCTCGACGAGCGCGCCCGTTATAACCTGGAAAAACGGTGGGAGCTCAACCACGCCTATTACCGCAACAAGTACTGGAAAAACAAGGGCCAGGGCGCGGACAAAAAACTCTCAATAAACCTGTTCCATTCCGTGGTGAACCGGACGGTCTCCAACATCACGGCCCGGGACCCGGCCACCGAAGTAAAATTAGCCCGGCCCAAAGCCACGGCGGACGGCCGCATTGACCTCAAGGACGGCCAAATTTGGACCTCTCGGATATCCAACTGGTGGCAAGAATTAGAACTTTCCGAGCTCCTCGAAATATCGGTCAACCAGATGGAAGTCTATGGGCCGACCTTTGAAAAATACACCTGGAACCGGCGCAAGCGCCGCCCCGAGGTGTTGGTGCGCGACGTGTGGAGCGTCCTGCCCGACAAGCTGAACCGCCGATCATTGCAGGATTGCCGCTACATTATTGACCGCGAGCCCATGAACGCTGACCGGGTGCGCGTGAAATACCGGCTCTCCGAGGATGAGGCCCCCCAGCCCGAAGATGTGGCGGCGGAGACCGGCGCCG